TGGCACGACCGTCACCGTTTCGCGCGGCCAGGGCGGCACCACCGCCACCACGCACGCTTCCGGCGCGTTGGTGTGGGCATCCTCGCCCAATAACTTTTTCAGCGGTTCGGCGGACAACGCGGGCGTCGGCGGGTCTCCGGTTCAGGCCGGCGGCTCTTGCACCCGCACCAATCTGCTGGTGCTCCCCTCCATCAACGTGGAGACCGGAGTCATCTCGGACTGCCTCGGCGGCGTCTGGGTCAACGGCGTCGGCACGCAGAACACCAATACGGAATACCGGCTCAGCTTCCCCGATCCCGGCGCGGTGGCCTACACATCCCTCAACACCAACGGGACTTCGGTAGGAGCTACCACGCTCTATTGCACGGCCTTCGAGCTACCGTACAACAAGCTCCTGACAGGCTTGGCGTTCATCAACGGCACGACCGTGACGAACGACCACCGCTATTCGATTCTCTATGACAGCTCGGGCATCGCCCTGGCAAACGGCGCGCTCACCGGCGTGACCACGGCCACGGCCTCGGTGTACCAGGCCTTCGCCTTCACCGCTAAGTACTTCGCGGTGGGACCGGCGACCTACTACGGCTGCTTCCAGGACTCCGTGGGTTCCGACACTGTGCGCATGCTGGTAACCGGCACGCAAGACAACCGCCTGACCAAGGGGCAGACCGGGGCCACCTTCGGCACGGTTCCCGCTCTGACTGTTCCGACCGCATTCGCAAGTGCGGTGGGGCCTTATTTGTACGCGTACTGACCCATTCCGGGCGCGCCTCCGCATCGCACGCGCGCCCGGCTTTTTCTGTACCATGCCCATCAACGTTTCAATCCACACCACATTTGCATGTGGCGAAAACAACACTTTGAGTGTCGCGCGGTGTAATCCGGGCCGCAAGGCCTAGACGTACCTGGAACTTCTCACCCATGTCCGAATAAGCAGATCAACGGAAAGTGATTGCTGCATTCGCGAGCATCCGGGCGTCGATGCACATATTTATTGCCCGCGTCCCGGACTTTCCCTGGCCTTCCATGCCTCTCAACGAAGCCGGATTCGTCCGGCGAAGCAATCTCACCAAAGAACAACGTAAGGAAGCCGAGCTTGCCATTTACGGCTACCAGTCAAAGGATTTAATGAGCCAGCAGAACCAGAACCAGCCGACCCGCGAAGAATTAGAGCACATGCGCCAGATCTTGGCGCGCTTCGGCGAGACCAAGACCATCAAGGAATTCGATCTCAACAAGCCGCCCGCCGCGCCGTACCGCCACCAGGAATTCCGAAGGCGATGCACGACCATGCGGCGCGCGTCGTGAAAACGGCAACGTCCGCCGCGCATCAGGCAGAGCTTGAAGCCGCCGGCTATGTGACGGTAGCATTCGCGAGCGAACCGCCCGAAGTCGAACTCGATGCCAGCGAGCGCGCGGAAGCCGCCGCCATCGATGCCAAGCTTTCAAAGAAAAAGCGGTAGTCCCGCGCCCCCATCCCCCAGCCCCTAGTCCCGTTTTTCGAGGTTCTCATGACCGTACAGCAATACATCATCGATCCCGCGTGCAAACTGCTCAGCCTAATTGCGGCCGGCCGCTCGATGGCCACCAACGAGTATTCCGACTGCCTTGACGCGCTCAACGAGCTCGTGGACACGTCGTCCGCCGAAGGCCAGCTTATCTATCAGGTCACGCACGAAACGTTTAACCTGACAGGCCCGGCTACCTACACCATGGGGCCGACCGGCACGTTTAATACGGTGCGACCGGAGAAGCTGCGCGCCGCGGTAACGCTGGCGTCGAACAACGCATCCCAGCCATGCGAGATTGTCTCGGCCGAGAAGTTCTCAGCCATACCCGACCGCTCCATGACCGGCCTGTTCGCCGAGTGGATCTGCTGCGATTACGCGGACCCCATATCCAATCTGTTCCTCTGGCCCGCACCGGTCACTGGCGGGTCCTTGGAACTGTGGTCCTTGAAGCCGCTCACCGACTTCATGACCATCGGCGACACCGTGGTGTTGCCTGCCGGATACCTCGCCTATCTGAAATTCAACCTTGCAGTGGCCATCGCCGGCCAGTTCGCCGGCGCGAAGCTCACGGAGGCCACCATTGCCAGCGCCCAGCAAACCAAGATGGGCCTGGCTAAGCTCCACATGGAGACCATCGGCGAGTCGGGCATCATCGGCACGCCTACGCCCAGCCGCCGCCCCCAATTGGCGCCCGCCGTCCCGGCGCGCGGCCCCGTTGCCCCTGGAGAATAAATGGCTCTTGAAGTCCAAGACTTATTGAACATGTCGCTGATGCACATTGGCGCGCTCGCCCCCGGCGAAACGCCCAACGCCAACGACCAGGCTCTCGCCCTGCAGTGGGCCAACATTGACTTGGACACGCTGAGTGCCAAGAAGCTCTCGCCGCTCGGGCTGCTGCATTACCTGGGCACGCTATCCGGCGCGGCCTCGTATACCTTCGGCACCGGCCAAACCTGGAACGTGGCGCGGCCGATGAAAATCAAGAGCGCGTCCACCATCGACGCGAACAATATCGAGACCGAAGCCAAGATCGTCAGTGCCGAAGAGTGGATGGGGATACGCGATAAGACGCGCGTCGGGCTGTACGTGCAGAGCCTGTTGTGGGACAACGGCTATCCCACTGGCAACATCTACGTCACGCCCATGCCAGCCGCGGGCAACGTCTCGCTTTGGATGTATCGGGAGATCGTGCAGTTTGTGAACCTGACCGACGCCATCAACTTGGCTCCGGGGTTTGCGGCCTGCATTGTGAACCGGCTGGCGCTGATTCTCTGCATTCCGTTTGGCCGGCCGATCCCCGAAGGGCTGCCGCAGATGGCCAACGACGCGCTCGTGACGATCTCCGAGCTACAGTCTGAGATCTTAGGGTCTTCCATGCCGGTTGGCATGCAAGCGCCCGCGCCGCCGCCGCCTGGGCCGAAGACTTGAGTGCAGGCTTAAAGAGCGCAGACCTCTGCGATATCGCGCGCATCCCTGAGCACGTGCGGCGGCCCACCCTCTACCAGCCAGTAGATCCTGGCGAATGGGCCTCCGTCGCACACCACCCGCCTAGCGGTCAGAAACGTTTCCGTCCATCCGTCCCGATAAGTAATCCGCATTTCGTCTCGATTGTACCAAAATGAGCGCCCCATCCCTCCCCCTCCCTAATCTCGGCACCTGGCTGGTCAAAGACCTGTGTTATAGGGCTCTGAGGGCCGCGCAGATCGTCAAGCGAGCGCAAGGCATCCCCAGCTCCTCGCAGTTCCAGGAAGCGCTGGGCGTGCTGAACCAACTTATCGATGAATGGGCGGCTCGCCGCTCTCAGGCTTTCGCCACGACATTCACCCAATACACGCTCACACCCTACCATCAGCCGCATCTGATCGGCCCCGGCCTCGTGGCTCCCGACTTCGCGGCAGCCGTGCGGCCTGTACGCATTGAAAGCGCCGAGCTGGTGCTCACGGGCTTCGGGCCGCCGCCGGTCTCCGCGCCCAACGTGAATACCAACGTCGATCTGCCGCTGAACCTCCGCGACAGCGCGTGGTGGGCCAACAAATCAGTCAAGGGAATAAGTAGTACAGTTCCCACCGACCTGTACTATGAAAGCGATTGGGATTCCGGTGCGCTCTGGCTCTGGCCAGTCCCGGCAGCGGCTTTTGGCCTGCGACTGGAGACCTGGGTCACACTCAGCCAGTTCCAAAGCATCAACGTGAAATTTTCGGCTCCTCCGGCCGCATTCAATGCACTGGCATTTACGCTAGCCCGTGCGCTCGTGGACGCCTACGAAGTTGAGATGCCTGGACAACTCCCGATCCTGTTGCGGGACGCCATGAAGGCATACCAGGGGAACAATATCAAATCCCCTCGCATCGCGAGTGCCGATTTCGGCACCGCTGGCGGGCGTGGGATCCGCTCGGATTTTAACTGGGCCACTGGCACTCTGCCGAGTTACTGACCATGCTTGACCTCCACCTGCAATGTGCCAAATGCCAGCGCCGCATCGTGATCCCCGGCCACCGCGCGCTCGTCGTGCGGCGCGTAGCCGGCGCGATGGTCACGCGCGAAGATCCCAGCCGCATGCAGCGTGAAGCCGACCGGCGCGGATGGACCGGCGAGCACTGCCGCGATTGCGCGCCGAAGCAAGAGAAGGAGAACGGCCATCAAGTTCGATAGCTTCACCAGCGGCAGCTCGTCCACCCTGGCATCCGTAGCGGCTTCCTCAGAACTGCTCATGGGGAGATACAGCGAGCCAATCGCTGGCAGCCCCGAGAAAGGCCCTGCGTGCCTGGTGCGCACGCCTGGCATCGCGCTCGTTGGCACCGCGCCTACTGGCCCTGGCCGCGGCCTCTGGCCTGGCGACCATCGCCTGTTCCTGGCATCCGGCAGCCATGCCTACGAGATGACGCGCGCGCCGCTTACGGGCACCCCCACGTTCATCGACCACGGGTACATCGGCAACGACGGCAACCCCGCGCAGTTTTTCCCCAACGGCAACCAACTCTTCATCGCCAGCGATGGCCTCGGATGGCTCGACAGCGGCTCGGGCGCGCAACCAATCTACTATTCGATCCAGCAATTCGATTTAGCCATTGACGGGTCCGACGACACTCTCCTGACTGGGCCGAGCGGCGGCATTTTCGACGCCTCGGATGTCGGCCAAACCATCCAGATCACCTCCGGCACGGGCTTCATCGTCCAGTCGCAAGTCATCATCTCGGTCAACGGCAGCGGCGAAGCCAAGGGCGGCGGAAGCTGGGGCACTGTCGGATCCACCGGCGGCGAGGGTATCGAGTGGCTCTACGCGGCGCCCTACGCGCAGCTCAAAGCGTTCCAGGGCGCGTTCCTCGACGGCTATTTCTTCGCCAACGCGCCGGATTCGAACCAGATCCAGTTCAGCGCGAACGAAGACGGCACGCAGTGGAACCCGCTGGACTACTTCTCGAAGAGTTCATACCCGGACAACGTGGCCGCGATGCAGGCCGATCACCAGGAGCTTTACACCTTCGGCGATCTGGAATCGAGCGAAGTGTTCCAGGACACCGGCGCGGCGGCCACCCCGTTTTCCCCCGACCCCGGTGCCATCATGCACTACGGCTGCGCGGCTCCCTTCAGCGTGGCGCGTCTCTCGCGAAGGCCTGGCCTTCATCGGTGGCGACGTGCGGCGCGGAGACCGGCTGGCGTTCCTCGCGGTGGGCTTCCGCCCGCAACGCATATCGACGGCGGCAGTAGAAATCGCCTGGGCGTCGTACACGACCGTTGAAGACGCCATAGCCTACACCGAGATCTATCGCGGCCATCAGTTCTACGTCGTGCACTTCCCGAGCGGAAGCACCGTGATCGCGGGCGCAACGCAAGCCACGCCCAGCGTAGGCGCCACGTGGGCCTACGATCTCACGACCGGCACTTGGCATCAGCGGGGTTATTGGAATGGCACGACCGATGCGAATGGTTTTCCGGTCTTCAACTCGTCAGCGGCAAAGCGGTTTCACGCAGTGGCGGCGCTGGGCGGCACGAACACCGAGAAGCACTACGTGCAGGATTGGCAAAACGGCAACATCTACGTGCAGGACGAAACGCTGCTGAACGACAACGGCACCACCATCTACCGCGTTCGAATCGCACCGCATTTAACCCAGGAAAATCAACGCGCGTTCTACTTCCGCTTTGAGTGCGATTGCGATGTGACCGGGCTCCAAAGAATTTATTTCAACCGTCTCGGCTACGGTCGCGACCGCATCTGGGCGCTGGTGGACTGGCAGCCGAGCGGCTCCGGTGTCTCAATGACGCTCATGTCATCGGACACCAGAGGCCAAAGCTGGAACACCTACAGCACCCAGTCGGTGGCCAGCGGAATCGATGTCACCTTGGCCAATGCATATCTGACCGTCGTGCCTGGGACTCTCTAACCCGTGGCCAAGCTGTCGGGCAAGTCACTCACGAACTACGACCCATCGAGCTGCCACGCCCATAAATGCTGGTACCAACGGTCACTACGGACCTTTTTTCAAGCTCGTGGCCCAGCGGATGGAAGGGGCAACTGACTCGCGGGTGGATACTTATTCTTCGAGTCGCTTTAAAGAAGAAATTCGCCCCCACGCCCCCCGTGATAGGCTTCAGCATCAACACGGGAGCCACGGGAACCGACGTGGCGCTGATCTACGCGGCAGCCCGCTCAGGCAGCTTCAACGTGTGCGTGGTAGTGGTCAAAGAGTCGGACGCCACCATCCCGCTCACGTTCACCATCAACCAGAACGGCACGCCTATCTTCGCGGCGAGCAACACAGTGGCAGCCGCGGTGGCCGGATTCACCAGCTACCAGTTCACGAATTTCACCACGACGCCCTTGACGGTTGCCGAGTACGACCTGTTCTCCATCGACATTTCGAGCGGCTCCGCGAGCTGGATATTTACCGTCGCCTTACAAACCGCCCCGGCGGCATAGCCGCGCGGGTTGCTGTACGATGGAAACCATGACAGAAGAACAGGCATTTGCGCAGGCAGCAGCGGAGTATCCAGGCGTTACTTGGACCCGCTCTCAACCGGGCACTACTTTGGGCCAACCTCCAGGATTGAATACGTTTCCCTGCTGGTTGATGACAGGTACGGTCCCGGACATTCACGAGCCGGTCATTATCATTCTGAAATAGCTAGCACGTCCAGCCGTAGTTGCTTGGCCCGGACCCGCCGCCCCCGGCAGCGATGGTGATGTTGCATTCGACGGTACCAGCCGCACCCAGCGAGTCCACCGCCTGGATAACGAAGAAGAATGTCCCTGTGGTGGTGGGGGTTCCGGTAAGCGCCCCGCCTGAGCTGAGCGTCAATCCCGGAACCGTGCCGACCATCGTGTAGGTGTACGGGCCGGTCCCTCCCGAGGCTGTAAACGCGTGGGAGTAGGCCGTGCCCACCGTGCCGTTGGGCGGCGAGTTACAGGACACCGACAGCGCCGGCGTCACGCTGCCACAGCCCGTGGACATGGCGGTGACGAGCATCGCAACGCACCCGGACCTCGCCGCCCCGCCCGCCGTCTCTGCCGTATAGCCGATCGACGGTCCCGTTCGACGTCCACGCCGTCGCTCACGTGCACGGTTATCGTACTCGGTGGCAATGGCCAGGCAATCCACACCTGGATTGACGAAAAGCGCGCAGGCCTGAGCGCCAGCCAGGTTGGCTGCACCACCAATCGAGATATAGACAGGCCCAGTGGTGGGACCAGCCAGGGCACCAGCCAGGAAATTGGTGACCGTGGAGCCGCCGAATGTCGGCCCATTCGAGATGCTCCCGAAGATCTGATAGCTGGCGGGGACGCTGAACTCCATGGCGATGAGGCTGGGGCCTCCGTATCCATAGCCCGCACCCATATAGGTCATCCCGCCAACCGAAATGGTAATCGGGTTATTGGGCGTGATTTTGATGTTGAGCGCCACGTAGAGCCCGCATGTCGCCTGGCTGGGGATGCCCGGCACAGTCGCCGAGATGCCGTTGTACGAGTTGCCGTTATCGTCGATGACCGAAGTCGGCAGCGTAGGGTTTCCCCCAGAGTTCGTGCCAGCCATCACCGCCAGCACGATCATATTGCCCGCCGCGCTGTTCGAGCCGAATGTGACCCCGAACGAGCCGGGGTTGCCCGTCGTCGGGCTAACAATGTGTTGGATCAGAGTGAAGCTGCTCACGTGGATGTCACCACCGCAATCGCGCACGTGGCCAGGATGTTGTAGGACAGGCCCACGGTGTTGATACCCGGATCGTAGAAGCCAAGCCCTACGGGCTGCCACAAATAACCGGTATTGGAGACCGTGACATCCCCGGCCGCGGAGGTATCGCCCGTAGCCGTCTCGTTTACGATGGCGCGCGCAGGCGCCCATTCGTGGATGTTGCCCGATAAATCGTAAATGGCCCCAATCGCCGTGATGAAATAAGCGGCCGGCGCGCCGGCATGGATCGAAATGAAATTAATTGGCACGCCGGGCTGTGCCGAGTAAAGCCCCGTGAACGCGGTGGGCTGGAGCGCGAAGATCTGAGCAGTGCCGGTGAAGGAATATTCCAGCACGATCATGCTGGAGACGTGCGAAGAGCCGCCGCCCGCCGTGACCGTGTTGGACCCCGCCGTCAGGTGCGCACAGATGAAGCAATTCATCGCCCCGACGTTGGTTTCGTGCTCGGCCGGCACGGGGCACCATGTATTGCTATTGGAGTCCGTAATGCTGCTCGGCGGCGTTCCGCTGTTAGTGAACAGCCACGCCACGCCCAGCGCGCCCGCCGCGTTCGGATTGGCATAGGCCAGGTTGATGACGGCGCTCGATGTGGAGTTGTAGAACGACGCATCTTGAACAAACGTCACCGGCATGTCAGCCTCAATTGTATGAGATTTGAACGGTCAACAGATTTGAAACTGGTGCGGGCGATCCTCACCG